CGTGGCGGCGGCGTCCAGGACGCTGTGACCTCGACCAGCCTGGGTTCTTTCTGAACCAGCGCCTCGCGCTGCATGATCCGCTTCCAAGCCCGGTCGCAGACGTGAGGCACGACCGTGTGGGCCAGCCAGTCATCCAAAAGCGCCCAGAATGCGACGGTCGCAGCGCGCAGGCTAGAATAATTGGCCTGGCTAACATCGCCGGTCAGCAGATGATAAGGAACGCCAAGACTGGCCGCGACCGCTTCCAGTTGCCGCCGAATAAAGACATCACCATCGCCCGACGATGAGGGATTGACTACGCTGATTTCTTCTCCGGGACGGGCGGTGTAGATGCCGCCGGGGCGCAGGGTCTCCCAGACCTGACCATTGGACTGGGTTTCTTTCTCGCCAATCGAGGAAAGGCCATCATCCAAAGATGGGCGACGAATAAGAGCCAGACACGCCTCGACCCGCTTCTTCTGCAAGGTCGCATCATTCAGCTCGCCGATATAGTAGAGCGCCGACACGGCCTGGGCCAGCCACGGCACCCCCATCGACTGGCCGATGCGGTCACAGCGATAGACATGATCAACATCTGCCGCCGGTACAGGCTTGGATCCATAAAGGCCGACTGTGTTCGGCGGCTGACCATCAAGGCTGATCGTGCCACCAATCCCGCCAAGAACATCGCCCGGATGGCGCTGTAACAAATGATAAGAGACCCTGTTTCCGCTCGGGTCGGTCTCGATACCATGAATCACCCGGTTGCCATTGGCCAGTTCCTGGGTGCGGGTATGATCAAGCCAGTCGCCCTCGAGGGCGCGCACCCGATTATTGATCATCTTTCCATCGCTGGACCAGACCAGCAGCCCATTGCCGCCCTCGACCGTGGCCCGGACGACTTGCGATTGCAGGCTGTAAAAATTGTTACGGCCATCGACCGGATGATCGGCCCAGTTGTTCCACGCCCTCTGCGCCGCCTCGGCTAGGCGCTCGTCGGAATGTTCGGCACGGGCCTCTATCCCATCGCCTACCAGATTGGCGACAAGGGCGGTGATTCCGGCTTGTGCGTAAGGATTGTTACGGACCAGATCGCGGCAGCGGTCGCGCATCCGGGGCAGATCGCGCCAGACTTCCATATCCGCGCTGGCGGCGGAGGTCATCCAGTTTTGGGTGCGGCGATCTAGCCTCGCCGCATCATAGCGCCGCGTCTGGGCCGCGCTAGACACCAAGGCCAGGGCATTGCGATAGGCCCGGCGCTGAAAGCCCGCCTTGGGATCAAAGAACCCAACAAGGGAATCGATAAAACTCATCGGTCGAAGACCGCAAAGGTGGTCTGTGGCGCGCGCGTCATCTGGGCGCGCATATAGTTGATTGCGTCCTTGATCTCAGCCACGGAGCGATAGGTGACGCGCTCGCCATTGGCCTCGACGGTCAATTCGCCAGCGGCGAGGGCGTCTTCAAGAGCAGCGATCTTGGCGGCATAGTCGGTGGCCATTTAGAACCAATCCTTATTCTCTAGCTTGATCCAGGGCTCGGACGTATCGCGAACCGGGTTCGCGGGGCGCGCAGGCGGGGTTTCGGCGGCGGCGGGCTGGCGCATCAATTGGACCAGGTCGCCTTGGCTGGGGTCGGGGGCGGCGCAGCGTTCAGCCTGCAGCTGGCCCCAGCGGGCATGGGATAGGCCATCAAGGCGCAGGGCCTCGGTTGCGGCCATGCTATAGATTGCGCAGTCCAGCCAGTGATTTTGCCGCCCCGAAATCACCTTCCAGATCCGCGCGGGGATGCCCGACGGCGTGGTCTCGGTCACGCAGGTTTCGGAGGTCAGCTGACCAAACAGATTGGCATCGGCCTCGCGGCCAAAATGTAAGCGCCCGCGAATCTCTCCGGGGGTCTCTCCCCGGGCGCGGGCCTCTGCCGCCTTGAGGCTGGCTCGGACATAGCCATAAAAGGTCGCCTTGGCGCCAAAGGTGCCGACCAGAAAAGCCTTGTCATCCGCTTTGCCCGTGGCCCGGCCAGCGCGGCGGCCTCGGCTAATGTATTGGGTGGCCTCACCGCGCCCTAGCAGGGGTCTAAACCAGCCCGGCCTGCCAAAAACCGGCATGCGATTAGGGTGGCCCTTGCAAAAGGCCTTGGCCGACTCGGTGTGATAACCCGCGTCGACACAGACCTGATCAATCTCTAGAGTCTTGCCGCCGGGCAGGGTCAGGCCCCGCCGCACCAGCTCATCCAGTCTCAGCCAAGCGCCTTGGCCGGGGACATCGGTCGGGCCGGGCAGGAAGCCAAAATCTAGGCACCAGGTCTCGGACTCCGGGCCATGGCCATTGGTCAGATAATAGATCCCGTCGCCCTGGATGTCGCAGCCCATGGTAAAGACGCATGGCCCCCATGGCACCTGCCCCCTGCCCCAGTCTTGCTCGCGCAGGATTTCAAGGGACTCGGCGGGCGGGGCATCGCCCTTGTATTCAAAAAGCTCACCCAGTTCCAGATTGGTCCAGGTCTTGAGCGCATTGACATTGCCCTGGGCGGCGACAAAGCCGGTTGCCAGCTGTGACCAGGTCAGAAACGAACTGATGATGCCGGTGATATGATAGCCCGGCTGCAGCCCGCCCATGGGCCGGGTGCGCCAGTGCGTGATCTGATCGTCTGGAATAATACGCGGCGGGCGGATTTTATCGCCGTCAGGGGTTTCGGTTTCAGAAGTCGGGATCCAGAGCGCGGTCTGTAACAGGTCTTGTTTTTGATAATGCTCGATCACTAGGCCAGCGCAGGTCGGGTCCAGCATATAGGCCTTGGCCGGTTGGTCGCTCGGCCAGACCAGGTCCGAAAATACAGGGTCAAACCATTGGCCGCTATGGGGGCTTTGCAGATAGAGCCGTCTTTGGTCAGACGCCTCATAGGCCCGGCCAATCTTGGATGCGCCCTTAATGGTGCCGGTCGAAATCTTAAGCCGCTTGGACAGGCCTTGGCGGGCATAGACCCGCTGGCGGGCCGTGACCATGCCCTCTGGGGAGCCTTGATTGTCCAAATCGTCTGGAAACTGGTCTAGATCATCCTCAACCACATAGCGGATCGAGTGGGCGCGCAGGGTGGCGGCGGAATTGGCCCCGGCGATCAAGAGCCAAGAGCCCTTGCGAAACCGCACACGCAGCGCCGTGGTGCCATCCCCGTCGCGGGACTTGCGCCCCATGATCGCGCCGGTCAGGTCGGGATTAAGCCTTGGCGTGGCCTCGACCATGGGCCAGAGCTTTTCGGCGAGCCAGTCCTTGGCCGCTGTAATCGTGGCCTGGACATACATCAATGGGCCAGGGGCAATATCGGCAATATAGCCGACCCAGTTTTCAGCGCTGGCCGAGCCGCCGGACTGGGCGCATTTCAGGATCGATATGGTTTCAGCCGGATCATGCGGGCTCAGCCGGTCCATGATCTCGACCAGATAGGGCGCGGTGGCATGACGCCAGGGGCCGGGATAGGCGCTGTCATCCGAAAACCTGCGATAGCGCCCGGCCCAGTCCGAGACCGATAGCTTTTCCGGCGGGCGCAGGCCCGTGGCAAAGGATCGATTGATCCGGGCCGCATTGGCCAAAAGGTGTTTTTGAATGGCCGTATTATACCGGTCCAGAACCGCTAGGCTCATGCGGCGGCGACTTGGTCCTGGTCAAGCATGGGGTCAGCCTCATTGATGGCGGCAAGCGCCTGGTCGATCTCGGTCTCGGCGCGGGCCTCAGCCTCAATCTGGTCAGCAAGCGATTCAAAGGTCTGGTCGATTAAGGCGGCACAAAGGACCTGGACCGTGCGCGGGTCGGTCTCGGCGGCAAGCCGCTCTGACTCCAGCCGAAAGGCGCTCTGGATCCGTTCCCGCGCCTGCCGACCCAGATCGCTTGCCCGGCGCTCAAATTCGGAGACAATAACCAGCTCACCGGCCAGCTTGTCGTTTTCCATTTCCCGGCGGCTTGTGCGCGCGCGCAGCTCTCGCAACCGTTCACGCTGTAATTCGCTATCCTGGGCGGCGGCCAAGAATGGCTCAGCGCTCGCAGGCGGCACCGCCGAGGCCGTCGCCCGCATGGATGCCGCCGTTGGCCTGCCCTTATTCGGGTCAATCATACCGCCGACCAAAAGGTTAGACTTGGCCACATCGATCAGCTGGCGGCGCGGATTGGCCGGGTCCTGTATGAACACCAAAAGCCCGCGCTTTTTCCAGTTTGACACAGCGGGCGCGCCGACATTGTGCAGCCTCGCGAACTCGGCACTGATCACGTATTCGGACACAGGGACCTTCACAAAGTTCAAAAGGTTCAAAAAGAAAAAGTAACCAAAACTAACGGACCCCCGGACTCTGCCCGAC